TTGAATTCCATAAGTAATCTATCTCACCAAGTACAGGATATGAACCATAAAGTAAGCCCGCTGTAGACCAATATTCAGCACCATTGAACGTAATTAGATAATCAGCCCCGTTTTCAAGTAAACCTATTGATGTAGGGAATGCTCTAGTTGTACCATCTGATTGTGTAGTTGGTGTAACGGTTTGTTCTGGTATTATTGTAGTGAGTGTATAAGGCGACCCACCGCCACCTTGACCTGTACCCGTAACTTGTCTACCATCTGATAAATGTCCAACGAAACCAGCCTTTATATGTTCTGGAAGTGTGACGGTATCTTCTGACAAATCTATGATTATAGCTCCGTCACCTCTTACGACTTTATTGACTGCCATACATTACTCCTTAACCAATCGTTACTGTCTGTCCACCTGCTGAGTTGTCGCTGTATACCACGGGGATTGCCGCCACGGAAACCTGAGAGATGCAGTTGTAATTCTGTGATGTGTCAGGTGTGATAGTCTGTGCGGTAAAAGAAGGTGTAACACTGACTGCCTGCGCAGCCATATCTTCCGATCCACTCATTTCACCTGTAATGCCAAGAATCGTGATGTTTTCACGAATATTTTCTGGGATAAGCAAAGATGCGCTTGTGGAATCAAGTGAAACACTACCAGAGCCATCGTGATAACCCTGCGGGATAGTGTATGCTGTCTTGCTGGAAATAGTACCGGTTACACCACCCCTGTTAGGCATTGAACCTGTCAGTTTTGTGCCTCGTGCATATGCTGTTTTGGTAGCAAGAATCTCACTCGCCGCCGCTGTAGCGTCTGTAGAGTCAACGTCTTTCGTACTTGTACCTGTGATGATTGCACCTGATTTATCATGCGCTGTAACGTCTTTTGCAAGGTCGGCAGGAGTGATAGTGTCTGATGTAAGGTCAATGAGTGTCGTTCCGTTGCTGAGAACTATTTTCGATACATATTCGTTAGCCATTATTTAACCTCCAATAATAACTGTTCTCCCGCCTTCGGGATTGGATACAGATTCGACTCGTATCGGATTGATTGTTATATCATGTGACAGTGTTTTGTTTGTAGTCGGCAGTGTTGCTCCGTCAAAATCGGGAGACATCTCATATTCTCCATCGTACATATCAACATCAATGTATGTCGGTATGCTGATTGATCCTGACATACTCGCAGGTGGAGAAAGGCTGCCAGAAAGAGAAGGAACATAAGATAGCTCACCGGAGATTATGCCGGTAGCCTTAACGTTTCCATCCATTAGTAAACCTCCTCTGTGAGTTTGAATACACCCTTGATGAATGTGTCAGGATGCCCCTGTGCGTCTGTATATTCAATGTCATAGACATATTCCCCAAACGCAAGGGGTTTTGTATCTTCTCCCTCCAACTCTAACAAGCATGTGTCAAGAGGGATTGTTTTCAGGATGAGGATTTTTTCATCTGCATCCCTGTATCTTTTCTTGACAGCAAAGCGGAGAGAGCCTTCTGTTGGTGTAATTGCTTCACCAGTTTCTTTATCAGTCATGCTGACATTTGTGGCAAAGTAATCACCTCTTGTGAGTTCTATTTTCCACTCACCGTCTTTTATTCGCGTGATTGAACTGGACATAGTTTATTCCTCATTAGGTGGATTCGAAACAGCAGGTTAACATGGGGACTTCTTTACAGTGACGGAGTAGTGCCTCTTACTATTACATCTGCCATATTGTTACCTCGTTGGCGTAGTGCCGATGATGATTTCTGTCATGCGTGCCTCCTTTACTGTGACGGAGTGCCCCTTACTATTGTTGCCATCTGCGTTCTCCTTATAAATCGTCCTCTGAAATCAGATATTCAAAATCCAGGAACAGATGCGTTCCTGCCGGAATCACACCGACATTAGCCAAAAATGTCCTGCCGGATGTGATCGACAGTTTATAGTGTGTCACCGTTCCTGCCGCCTGCCACTGTGTTTCAGTAATAGACGGTGTAAGAATCATTGTCCCCCACCCCTGTCTGCAAGTCGGGAGTCCCTCAATCAGATGGGAGAGGTTGGCAAGTTCCGCATTTACGGTAAGCTCACCAAATATCCGCACAGATTTTGTGCTTGAATTTTTGACAATCTGAAACCAGTTTGTAATATAACTGAGATTTGCGTTAAGCGTGACACTTGACAGGATGGAACGCACTCCGCTAAATGACACCGATTCGAAATCACGCTTTTTAATTACAAGATTATGGTCTGTGGCAAGATTCCCGACGCTCGTTGTAAATCCGAAAAGGCTGAACCAGATAAAAGCACAGCAATACTGGCAATTTGTAAAGTGTATGGCATTTTCCGTCAGTGATGAATTCTTTGCGGAAATCTCAATGCGGTCAAAATTAATCGTGTACCCTCTTGCGTAATCAAGCCTGCACAAGAGGATTGGATAATCCGCCGCGTGAGCTCCATATTCTGCAATCAAATGTTCAAAATAATTGCCATTGTTTTTGTACGGCTCTGCTTCTCCACTTTTTGTATATGAAACGGACTTAATCATGTAGGAAGGAATTAAGTCTGTATTGTCGTACCAGGTGTTTACAGCCCAACAAAACGCATTAACTCGGTTTCCGTTCACCCATCCCCCATTGGATGTTCGGATAAATTCGATTCCTGTAAAAGATCGTGCATCATCACACTGGAGTTGATTGTAATGACACCCTACTTTTTCTCCATCACCCACAAGTACGATTCCTGTCGTTGTGTTGAGGATTGAGTGGATATAGATATTGCAGTATGTGCTGTTTCTCAAAAGCACGGCGATACTGTAAGCTGAAGACCCCTCCTCGTAATCGAATACCCTTGCGGACTTCTCGATTTTTGCGAGGTCGATAACCACTCCGCTGACCGAATCTAATTTAAGTATTGGGTGTGCGTGCGTGACATAGATTGTGCCGTCACCAATAATTGTGACTGTCTTGGTGATTGTGAGCGTATCGCTCAGCAGATATTTATTCGCAGGGATGTACAATACATCTCCGGCAGACATTGCAGATATTGCCGACTGGAAAGCCGACAAATCATCTGTCACACCATCGCCCTTTGCACCATACATTTCAGGCGTAATGTAATCTTTAATCACCTTCGGCCTGAGTGTTGTGGCAAGTTTTGCCTCTGTTATAGCTCCATCCTGCACGGTTGTTGTAGCTTCGGGATGTTCGTCAAGCCAGTCTTCAACATATCCCTGTATTCCGAGTCCGTCAGGAATATTATCCAGTGCGGGATAATTGTACTGCTCTGTCACAGAGCCTATCTTAAATCCTATTACACTCATGTCGTTTCCTCCTGATGGGTGAAGTATTCACTTCGTAACACAACTCCACTATTTGTAAAGAGCATACATGCATGAATAGGGAGCTTAGATGTAGCCGCCGCAGAAAGAATAGAGAAAAATTTTGAAAGTGCGACGTTCTCTGTATCATACGCATATGTGGGATTTGATATAGCACCATTTTCAAATGTCTGTATTTCAGTTACAAGGTATTTCATAAATACTCCTTATTTACGCACTAATCCAATTACTTGGTCAAAAAATATATATTGAGCTTCATTTGTGCCGCCATCATCCCATCTTACATAGATTTTATCTTCACCCCAATCGGCTTTAAATCCACCTCTTACATATAAAGTTTGCGACGGACGGTCTGCAATGTGCTGACTTGAACCACTTGCAGAACTAAAGAACAATAAATATTGAGATACGTTATGTACATATGCTCTGATTGCTATTACAGCCCATTGTTGCAACTGAATATTTATCCAACTCCATGCATATTGTTGTGCAGGAGCAACAACTTTTTTCGCATACAGTAGTTTAGGTTTAAGTGATGGTATTTTTACAGTTCCATCTGCGGTACTCACCATCATCCACGAACTGCGTTTTGCGTCAAAGAGTCCGAAGTTTCCTGCATCATTAGCATAAATACCGCCCTCTGCAATAACCTCTCCATCAGCATAAGCCCTTGCTTTTATTCTTGTGGCGTCAGGTGTTGTTGCTGTTATTCCGTAGTTTATCGGCTGTGCTACAGGGTATCGCAATGTTACAGTTATATCTGACGTTGACTTATTGGTTACTGCAACTGTATAGTCACCATTATAAACAATAATATAATCTGTACCGTCATAATTATAGGCTGTGCCAACAGGTATTGTGTAAGCGGTATCAATCGTGAGTGTCATGTTTTGCCCAGATGCAAGCTCTATGGGTAAATTTATTTCTAACTCTCCATTTGTTACTGTTCCTGTTTCTTCGTCAACACTTGCGCTTGATATAATAAATGTATCGTCTGTCCAAGTTGTCGTAGAGGATTGTGCGCCCATCGTTATAATATTATCACTATCTGCGTCTACAACTCGTAAGCCACCGGATGTTTGCTCTAAATGCGCACCGTTCTCCTTTCCAATAGTAGAGGTTACACCAAATGATGCTACAGGTGTATTACCATCAATATCATATATTACTAATCCAGTATTTGAAAGCGCAGTTCGTAATACACCTTGTACATATAATCCTACACCGCTTGCAGTAAAATTTGACAATAATGTGTTTGCGGCAGAGTATAGAGATATACCATCCGGATTTATCAAAATGTGTTTTGCATTAGATAGTCCAAGTCTTATTGCATTAGCACTAAAAGTAGCAAGTTCTGTTAAACTATTTCTTATAGCAAACCCTATTGACCCGAATAGTGCATTATATCCAGCATGATAATTTTCAGAAGTCGGGTCAGTAAACTCTTCTTGTGGAACTTCTGTTATGTGAGCACCAGTATCTGTGCCAGTTTCAGTAAACCAGAAATATTGATTAGTATTGCTGGCTATTGTTTCTGTCTCTACTAATCTCTCACGCAATGACCGTAAATGTGCTTTTAGCTGTGCGGATGTTCGTGTATCAGAACTGTATAATGTAGCAGATTTTCTATTGGGCGTATCTGCGCCACATACAATCGTTTGATTTGCTGTAGGCGAAAATGTAATTCTTGTAATAAGAATACGATGCTCATTACCTTTTGTATCAATTAAATACGCAGTATCGCCCGCCTCTAAAAGAGGGTTACTTACACAAGTGACATTGCACTTTCTGAACGATAAATCCAATACTTTGTCAGCGATTTGGTCTCTTACATCTTCAATATTATCTGCTGTTATAAACGGATTATCAGATATAGTTATTCTGTAATCATCAGTACCTATACTTGATGTTATATCAGCTTCATCTTCTATATTTGCAACTGTTATAGTTATACCAGTTATAGTTATATCTGATACAGCTATATCTTGTGAGAATAAAGAGCTAACTTCTGGCAGAGATTCATTTTTACCGGGCAGATAAGAAATAGTGTTTACAACTGTGCTGTCACTTAAAACAAGAGAAGCATGTTCATGCTCTACATTATTCTCATCAATGACAGTGATATTATCTGTAGGTATTGGTCTACCAGATAAATCAAACCATTTAAACTCTAATTGACCAAAAGAGTTGAATCTTGCAAATGTACCATTAATTGTAGCCGCCCAGCCTATAACATCACGAAACGTGCATGAATCGCCGTCTGGTTTAGTGGCTACTAAGAATGTATTATATGCAAAATCAGATTCGGCAGAATTAAAAGTTACACCACAAACAGTACATGCATCAGAGACAATCTGAGAAAGAGTAGCCGGATATACAAGTTGACTTTCATTATAGGGCCTATCAAACTTACTCATATTATCCAACATAGATAATACAATAGAGTTTGTTGTATAGTTAGCTTCTTCAACAGTATATACACCTAATTGAAGAGGTTCTGTTGTGTTGTCAATTTCAAGACCAGTAGAAACTACAACATGAGCATCATCAAAATCATATGCTGAATACGACTCATCACCATTATATAAAATGATTGTACACTTATTTATAATAGTAGAGCCGAGTGCATCAAATGTATTATCACTGCCGACAGAATCTTCTACTTCAAAACCATCAAATAAAATATTTGCGTTAACTATTGTCAGTTCTTCTTGTGAAGCTAATGTGATTACAGCGGTATTTATGAAATTTCTGGAGCTACTTTTAACTTTTTCTTTAAAAGCAGATGAAGCTGTTCGCATAGTTTCTCCTTAGATTCTAATGAATGTCAGCTTTATATCTTTCCAAATACCAACATCATCTTTAATTACACCAACTGGTGTGCTTCTTTTGCCGACATAGAATTTATTTGTCAGCATTTGATTAGGAACTCTGGGGTCAGCATATGTAAAGCTGACCTCAGTTTTCCCATTAACTGCATTTAATATTTTTGCCGTATCTTCCCAGGACAATCTTTTCCAGGTACAAGCATATGTATCTTTGACAGCAACAACATCTTTATGCATCTCGCCATCAAGAGTTCTTCCTGTCTGTTCAGATGATAAATCTTCAATATCAGCTTGATATTCAGTGGGTGCAGGAATTTCAACACCATCTATTTTAAATACATACGCCATATCTTATACTGTCCCGTAACGTCTGTTTAATTTAAGGTTACCTGCGTTTGCGTGTCTCGCTACTTGTTCATCTCCAAGATAGAAGTCAATATTCATGTAGCGCCTAAACGCATCAGTTAAAATTTCTTGTATTTCAGACCTTGTAACTACATTGTTCTGATTCTGAATAATAGTGTTTAACGCCCTCATTAACTCAGCATTATCACCACTCATTTTCGTAGGAACAACTTTACCGTTTACAATGTCTGTCAGTCCAACATTTAACCTGTTTACTAAATTAGTTATATCATATATTTGCGAAGTTGTAAAGTTAACAGCGGATAACAGAGAGCCTATATTGGCTATAACAGTGTTGGTACAAATAGTCATATGTCCGGTAATAGTTTTCATAAGACTTGCTGTGCCGTTTAATACAGCAGTGTACATTACTGCGGCCATTTGTGACTGATTTAATACTTCTGTGCGACCATTAATGTGACCAACTGCTTCTGCACCAGCTTCACCAGCAACGAACATTGTTCCACGATTTGGCACACCGCCACTTGCATATTGAGCGATACTTCTCCACCCACCATTAGCGAATACGCCACCTCGTGCTTTATGAAGGAGGTTCCATAGCCAACTTGCGCCTTTCTTTATTAAACTTACACCAACAGATACTTTTGTGCCTATCCAACTACTAATACTTTTCCACCCATTTTTCCACAGCTTAACGCCGACAGATACTTTTGTGCCTATCCAACTACTAATACTTTTCCATCCATTTTTCCACAATTTGATTCCAACAGATACAGCAGTTCCTACAAATTTCGACAATTTAGACCATCCATCTTTCCACAATTTGATTCCAACAGATACAGCAGTACCAACCCATTTTGAAATGCTTGACCACCCATTGTGCCAAAGGCTTATTCCAACAGATACAGCGTTTCCGATCCACTCTGAAATTTTAGTCCACCCGTTTTTCCACAGACTAATGGCAACAGAAACTGCGGTGCCTACAAAATTCGCTATTGTTGTCCACCCATGCTTTTTAAGGGTTATCGTTGTTGTAATGTTTTGCTCACTGTTCTCAGGCATATCGTTTGCTTCATTTCCAGATGCTTCTTCATAGACAGTTTGAATTGTTTTTACAATGGTCTCTGTCCCACTCTTTAAAATATTCCACGCATCGTCAACCCAGGTATTAGCTTTTTCAATCGCTACTTGTACTGTCTTTTTGACTGTCTCAGCGCCGGCTTTAAACAACGTCCACGCATCTTCTGACCAATCACCAATTTTTGTAAGCACTAACTCTACTGTCTTTTTTACGGTTTCTGTGCCAGAGTTGAATACAGACCAAGCATCTCCAGTCCAGTCTCCAACTTTTTTAAATGTTGTTTCTACTGTCTTTTTTACGGTCTCTGCTCCACTTTTCAGTATATTCCAAGCGTCACTGCTCCAATCTCCAATTTTTTTGAAAGCCGCCTCTACAGTCTTTTTTACAGATTCTTTTCCAGATTTAAATGCAGACCATGCTTCGTCTTTCCAATTACCGAGTTTTTCAAATATTGTTTGAACTGTTTTTACAATAGTCTCTGCGCCAGATTTAACAAATTCCCATGCTTCACCGGCTTTGTTGATAATCTTTTTAATAGTTACTTTAACAGTTTTTACTACAGTTTCTTTTCCACCCTTTAAAAAGTCTAATATATCTCCAACTGTTTTGTCTGCATTATCAAACGCATCCATTATCGGGTCAAGAATCCGTTCCTTAACCCATTTAGCGATATTAATAAATGGCTCTGCAATGCCATTAAGAATGCCTAATCCGATATTTTTTGCGGCATCTATAAGCTCAGGAGCAGATGCAGGAGAATGAATACAAAATGCTTCTTTAAATCCATCAATAAATGGTTTGAAAATATTATCTATTATCCAACGAGCAATATTTTCAACAGCCTCTCCTATACCACCGATTATACCATAAAGAATACTACCGCCATATTGATTTTTCTTATCAGCAAAATAATCAGAAATAGCTTGAGGTAATCCGCTGAATAACCCAGCAACAAGACCTGCTAATGCACCAGTTACTTCACCCGCAATTTTACTAACATCGCCAAATAATTCACCCCAAGGAACTGATTTTAAAAATCCTTGTAAATCAGCGCCAACATCTTGCCATTTAACCGTACCGATTGCAGTAGATAATGCTGTAGCAAGTTTATCTACAATAACACCAAATGTCACGCCAGCAGATTCAAAATTAAACGTACTAAAGAAATTATTTATACTTGTTCCAATAGCTTTGCCGATTTTTACTGCATCAAGTTTAATTGCAAATGCTTTTTCACTACTTATAACCGCATTAAGTGCTCTTGCTATCGTGGTAGCTATTGAACTAAATGCATCTTCAGTAAATAAATTATTTATAAAATTTGCGAGACCAGTCACTACAGATATTACAGAGCCGTGAATAGTAGTCCAATCTAAACCATTAAGTGTGTTTACAACTGTGTCTTTTATAGTCGTGCCGAGATTGCTGAAATCAAATTTATTAGCAAATGATTCAAAGGCACTAAATATATTATTGATACCTTCTGATAACGTATTAGATATGAGATTCCAGTCTATAGTTTTTATTGCGCTATTAAATAAATCAGCAAAGAAATTACCAACAAGTTTTGGGTCTATGTTAGTTATAAACTGATTTGCAAAGGTAAATACAGTATTTATTGCTTCTGCAATAGTTCTTCCTATTGCTTGCGCAAGATGGCTATTACCCTCTTCATCAACAGACATAAGGCCGTTAATAAAAGTAGCAAATGATTTACCAAACTTGCCAGCATATCCCTTTATTGTGTCCCAAGGAATACTATCTAATGCAGTTGCAAGTTTTTCACCAAGTATTTGACCAAGTTCTGTAAAATCAGCATTAGCCCACGCCTCTTTTATCTTTTCAGCCCAATCTTCAAAAGCAGATGGCATAGCGACAGTTTCAAACATATCGCTCGGACTTGTGCCGCCACCGCCACCAGAACCACCACCAGAACCGCCGCTACCAGAGTTAGAATCAGGATTTTTAAGAATTTCTACATCATCAAAACCTGCAAGTGTACGTTTATACTTCTCTGCGGATTTATTAGCTTTATTTGTAGAGTCAGATGTTTTATCAAGAGATGCGGCAAAGTCTGTTTGAACTGCCTTAGCTCTAATAAACGATTTCTGACCAGTAAGCGCCGCAATTAACATTCCAACTTTTGTTACTGCTTCAGATACAATATTAATGAATGTCGTAAGAATAGGCGCAACAACATTTATAATAGGTGCAAACGCTGTAGCAAAAGCATTTTTAAGCTGGGTTAAAGAAGATATAAAATTAGATATAACTGTATTAAAAGCGGGAGAATATTGAGCTAAGTTACCAATACCTTCTCCAAGAGCTTTTCTCAGTTTTCTAAATAAGAAGTATACAGAGCGTATACCGAGACCATAACGAAGCAGTGTCGTAAAACCCGTTTTAAAGGCATTATTAGAGTCTTTAGTCTTTTTACCAATACCTGTAATTGCAGAGCCGAGAGATTTTAATTTATTAACAATTCCACCTGCAATAGATTTGGCAAGGTTTTTCGTCATATCACCAAGATGCTTGGCTGCGGCCTTAGCCGCACTACCAATTTTGCCTAATATAGTTTGTAATATTGCAATACCGCCTTTAGCAACAGTAGTACTAACTCTTGTAAGCGTAGCAAGAAATCTACCTAATCCATGATTCGCATTAAACACACCACCAAGAAAATCGCTCCAAACACCAAGGTTAGGACCTAAATCCTTAGCTTCTCTTGCACGTTCAGTGTATATAACCATCTGGTCGTTTACTGCTTTTAAGTCATTTAATACTCTGGCGTATTGTGCTCTCCATTCATCAGTATTAGTTTGTGTATTTCTTAATCTATCCAATTCACTGCGTAATTGGCTGATTCTATTATAGCCTTTATCAAGTGTTGCAAGCAAAGATTTCGTAGATGTGGATAGTTTACCACTTGCTAAAGACCGGCCAAAAATACGTTCTATTCTTTGAGCCATTTTATTAGCAGTGTTGGTTATATCACCTTCAGTTAAATCTACTCGTAAGTTTATATCTGCATCGTGTTTTGCCATAATTAGTCACCCTGATTCCACAGCTCGTTAAATAGTGCTTCTGCTTCTTTATCTTCTGCGGTACTGCTATCCCAAACAAAGTATTGAGGATTTTGTTGCTTAAACTCTCGTTCGTGAGATTCAAGTTTTTTACCACGCATGAGTTTATCACGAATTGTCACTACTGTATTTAGTAAACATTCACCTATTGCGCTATAGTAACCCATGAATGTCCACCAATGTATATAAGGCTCTGCACGAATTTCTGTACCTGCTACTCTATTTATTGCAGAGCAAATAAGCTGAGAGTCCAAATCCCAATCTATAAGTTTATACGGCACTTTTCGTGCATTTTCTCCAGCTGAACCACAATTAAAGAATTTGAACATTTCTGTTATTGCAGTTTCTAAATTTGGTATTGATTGTATATCTGCTAAATCATTTAAATCCTCATAAAAAATAATGAGACCAGCGAACAATCTTTCCTCTGTATTCAGCTCTGCATCGTTTAATGCCGAAAAACAGTCTAAGACCATTCGATAGTCTCCATTATTTCGGATTTTAAATTGTTTACCATCTATATCAATCGAAGTTGGTATAGTGTACATAGTAATCAATTATTTCCTTGTATATTTATTTGTATGCTTTTTGACGTTCTTTGACATTTTTTTAAACTCATCAGTAAAGTTCTTATCATAGACGGCTAAGAACTTTTCAATGATATGTTCAAATCTGAACTGACCATTTATAGGGTCTGCCATTGTGCCGTCATCTGCACATACTTCTGAAACATTGGCTTGGAAGATAAAGTCGATTAACTCTCGCATTTCAGTGTCTAAAACTTGCAGAGTTTTAACAATCTCTTCATCCTCAATGCCATTAGCTTCAGTTTCTGCCTTAGACTCTTCTTCTTGCAGATTATACTTATTTGCTAATGATACTAACCTGTCATACGCTTCTTGTAAGCGTGTAATGACACCCATATCAGACACATTTATCTCAATGATTTTAGTATCGTCACCGTTGATTCTTATACGCTTTTTTCTAAGCGCTGACAGGTCAATATCAATAACGTTGTTTTCAAGTGTGTTTCCCATATTTTCTCCTTTGAATCAAATTTAATTAATCGGGAGTGAATACAAAATCATCACTCAGCTTATCAACTGTACCAGTAGTAATATTATTACTGTAGTATACAGAGATAGGGAAGTTGACGTTCGCATCACCGCCGATGCTATTGTAAGCGATTGTACAATTAGTATGTTTCTCAGCGGCATATCCATTTGTCGCATCGCCAATAAACGCTGTGATGATATAGACAGTGAACTGGTCAAGTTCACTGATAGCGTTTCTACGTCTAATATCATTCAGCTTAGCCGCAAGCTGAGAACCGCCGAGAATAAGGAACGGGTCGAAATCCTGCTGAGGTTGAGTTCTGTTAATATCAGTGTAGTTGATACCAAGAATATCAGTGGTAGTCTCAATATCTGCATTATAGTCGATAGAAGAATCCTCAGTTCTACGACCAAGAATTTCTCTTACCGGTGTATTACTACTACCACTACCACTCTCTGTCCATTCAGCAACAGTAATAAGCAGTTTACGCTCGGCTCTTTGGTACGTAGGAAGATTTATAGGAGCAACAGCCATTTGAATTACCTCCAAATTAATTTACTTATATCAAGGTACTTTATTTGAATAGACGTGGAATATACAGCAAGTGGAGGGGATACTTGTTCATCAATCCCTTCAAACTTTGGCTCCTCTGTAGTAGTGCTTATAGAATCTATAACGCAATCTTCGCCAAAATCAGGAAAATTCCTCAGCTCGTTTTGTTCTGCTATCCACTCTATGAGTTTTTGAATATCTGACATATCTGACAGATTTTCGTTCTCATATCCTGGCATTTTTACAACAGCAATATCTGCCGCAGATTTGAATGTCAGTATAGTAAAAGTATAAAGTTTTCCAACACTGCCGTCAATATAGTTTTGGTTAGTGTATGTATCAGTGGATTCAGTAAAGAACTGATTAGTGTCATCTTTTGCATTTATGAAGTTGAAGTATAACGGACTATTAAGAATAGTCGGGCATGTAATAATATAATCTATTACAGCTTGATTCTTATTTGTTGCCACGTTCTATCTCCTCTACTACAACAGATGCCGCATAATCAGCTAATTCTTCAAATCCAGGCGAACCAGGCATTATTTCTTCTGTCCAGTTAGATTTAGTACCAGGTGTTGTTCTTTTCCAGTTGCTATCATCTGCATCGTGCTGATAACTTGCATATTGAAATGTTTTACCGATACTCGGATGTCCCCAAACTAACTGTGTAGCTCTTGATGTTTGTCGTACATAGGCACTATCACGTAAGTCACCGCTTTTCATAGGTACATACGGTGTTACAATTTCGATAGCTCTATTGCCAATTATGCGCATAACATCTGGATTTTTAGTAAGCGCAATAATAGGTTTTTGCACCCGTTCTTTCACTGCACTTCTAATATCCCTTGCATAAACTCTAATGCGAACTTCTGCCATGATTATTTACCGCGGGCATAATAATGTTCATTCCCTCTATGACCAGTATTGTTAGACCACTGCTGTATTTCCATACAACCTTGTAATTCTTTATACTTTTTCAGTAAATCAGAAGAACGATGCCCTGATGCATACTCATTTATATCATCTGTTACTTCGCCCTTTACAATAATATCCCCTTCGCCTAATGTAAAATAGTTACCCATCTCATCATTAGGCTTAGCAATCCAATCTTGCTTTTCTAAGAACATATCATTCTTGGGTATTCTACAGATAATACTATTTGTATCTAATACAACGTTACCTATAACAACTTTGTTGCCTGTAGCTTGCCAAAAATTGTTGTGCAGAACAGTTTTATGCCATGTGACAACTTGTGTTTGTGGGTCCTCAAATTTGTTAAAAACTGTAATTGTAGTATCCCACCAAGGTCCGAAACTATTCACCTGGATACAACCCCCTAAACAACACCTTTCGACCAAGTGAGTCTTTCACATCTTGTAAATACATTTTTATGGTATTGTCAAGCTGTGTTTTAAGCACTCGCATTGCCATGTTACCAGTTATAACGTTATATGTTGAAGATACACCATCATTAGACTGGTGAGCCATTAAGCCGGCTTTGACGTTTCCATCTTCGTCAACTGCATCAACCATAAGCACTTTCTGTTGTTTGTCTAATAGCTCTATGAGTTTATACATACAACGCTTTACTGCTTCTGGATACGATGCTTCATTTTTAAGTCTACCGAATGTCCACCAGTCTATTTGAGCCCGTGCTTCAAATTCTAACTGTTCAAAGGCGGTTTCTTCTAATTCTACCCCGCCCATTTCAATATATTCGTCATAAGTGAGATACATTAGAAGTCACCGCCTTTGTTAAAAATCAGCCCTTAGAGAGAATACGTGCAATCGGAATGGCCTTCAGATTGATGTACTTCTTATTAGTACCACCAGTATTAACAAGCTCCCAGTTACTGCCAGTAGCAAGTTCTGCGTCTGTAGGAGACAGAGTTGAGATATTGTTGATACCAACGAAGGAGATACCGTAAGGAGACCAGCACTTTCTCTGTCTGCTATACAGAGTGTCTTGACCACCATTGGTCTTGGGGTCACGACTCATTTCAGCAGGAACTTTTGCGCCACAGTTAGTATATTCAATAGCGCCATCGCCGAAGAGATATGTGACGTAAATAGGGTCGCCGTTACCAGTCTTTTCATAATATGTTGCAATAGCAGAATCGACAGGATTCTCTACAACAGTGTAGACGTAGTTACCAGAAGTGCCTGTACGAGTGTAATAAGTCTTACCTGCTGTAACAGCAGTATCAGAAGTAGCACTGAAAGTAGCTGTAGACTGGTCTTCCATAACAGGCATAGAATCGTCAACGATAACGAGCTTACCATTGAGAGTAGCCATACCAGTTTCTCTCTGCATACCGTTCTCATCGTTGTACAGCAGATAAGTGAGAATACGCAGGTTCTCAAGATTAGTAGCTACTGCGGAGTGCATAATAGCAAGAGAGAATTTACTCTTGTGGTCACCACAAGCCTTCTGAATAGCAGTGTTGACAGTAGTACCATCCATAAAGCCAACATCACCATTTTGATTGGCTACAGTGGTAATATCATGGGTGTGAGTAGAAACAAATCTTGCACCCTCAGTGTCGCTCATGGAGAAAACACCAGTGAGAATTGCAACGATTGTAGCTTGGTCGACTTCATCCCAATACTCAGCAACCTGCTGGGCAACGTTCTCCATGAAATCGACACCACCGGTGATATCGTAGGAGAAGTCCTTCTCAGTCCATGCCTGTGCACGACCAGCAACTACACGGCTGTGCGAGAAAGTCTGAGTGGTTTGGGATGTAATATTAGTAACACCGTCGTAGTTCAGCGGAACAGAACCACTGATGAGACCCTTCAGAGGAGTAGTAATATAGTTACCACCGACTTGGTCTGCCATCGCACCAGCAAGGTCTTGACGAGAAACAATAGCACGAGACTTTAACAGCTCGTTCAGTTTCAGATTCGGAACACGGTCAACGTATTTCTGGAATACTTCGCCGTTAAATATTTTACTATCAAATTGGGGATTAGGCATTGAAATTTACCTCCAAATTAGAAATTAATTACTGCATCAGGATGCTCATTTTTCATTTGCATCAACTGTGTTAACGTAGGCTTGGGTGGTGCAGAAGTACTTGTAGGCTGAATAAATGTAGGAACTGGAGCGGGTGCAGGAGCTGGAGTTTCAACTGCAAAAGCATCTGGGTCGCTCTGTGCGTAAATAGCTTTGAAATCATCTGCGCCAATCAGTTTACCATCTTCAAATTGAAGTTTCTTGGCAATCATCTGATTCTTAAAATCGTTCTTTGCCGCTTTGCTTGTAAACTTCTGACCATTTACATATTCCGTTACAGCAAATTCATATGCCTGCTGTCTAAGCTGTCTCTGATACTGCTTTGTCTCAGTATCATACTTCTGTTGGAGACTGGCTAAATCTTGTGACGCCTGTTTTAAAGCACTAATATCACCAGCTTCATCAAGCGTCTGTCGTAAAGTTGCAAGGTCTTGGTCACGAGTCTGAATCGTTGAGTTCAGAGTGGTAATCTGTGTATCACGGGTAGAAACATCATCATCATATTTCTGCTTCGACACATATTGACCTTCCGTTAAATCAACGAATTTCGCTGTGCCCATTGCGGCTTGAAACTGCTCCCATGTGAGTGTTCCATTTTCAGCTTTGTCAAATATTTCCTTGACTGTCATTTTCAATTCTCCTTATACATTCTTTTATATCTGTTACTTGTATATCCGCATTACAGTTTGCGGAGAATGTGCGTTCTTTAAACGTCTTTACGCCAGACAAGTTCTCATTAATCTATGGAGAGTGCATGGGAGTACTGTATGCACTCTCCACAAACCAAGGAGAAAATATGAAAACCAGGTACCCCTCGTACCTAATTTCATTATATTACAAATTTTTACATTTGTAAACATTTTTGATTATTTTTTGTTACCAAAATTGCTACCTTTTTTCTCTTTTGTCTCATCAGTTTCTTGTACTTTGTTATCGGGGTTTTGCCCATTCATAACACGATTATTCAAATCATATTGATTCATCATAGCCATTTGTTGATTTTGCTGTTGTTCAGAATCAATTTGGGCAAGTGCTTCCCTTGCTTGACGTTCAGTCTCACCAAAGTACCACATTCTGTTCTCAACTTTACTTGCAAGACCATTCTGCATTAACAGTATGCGCTTTTCAAGCTCTTCATCAGCATCGACCATAATACTATCATCCCACTCAAAGGATACATCATAATCACCCTTTGGCGTAATATTATAGAGGTCTGCATATACGTTCATAATATAGATAGTATCTCGTAATGCTTCTTCTATTGCTTTCTGAATATCCTGGTTTGTCTGATAACTTCTTTGTTTAAGAATCCTTAATTCTGTAGCAGTACGAGCTACATCTGCCGCATCAGAAAGTGTGCCCCTACTAATGCCACAAGTATCTTCAATACGCATGAGTACAGTATTGAGACCATTGATATAGTTTGTATCACGTAATGGCGGTGCAAATGGCTGATAAGTGTCAGACGAAGAACCAAGGTCAATTTTACGGTACAGACGTTCCTGTAACATTGTGAGCCTCGTGTGGTCGTTGCCATTAGCATCATCAACTTTTAATGCATCTCTATCAATATCTATTGCAAGTGCGCCACCTTCATATTCCCAAAGAAGCGTGGAGTAAATATAATCAGCGTTCTTTATGAGCTTTATAGCACGAGCAAATCCAGAAACACCAAGCGGACTCTTAGTGTCAATGATATTTGCATCGGGCATTCTGAAATATGCGAACAAAGGTTTTGTCACATCTTTGATAGTTGTAATTGGCTGAAAATCTTTCCACTCAGGAACTTCTTGCAGAGAAATCTCTTTGCCAAGATTGCTTAAAGACAGCTCTCCTGTATTAGAAGTTGACCTATACGCTTTATTTACAACTGTAACAACATTATTATCCCACTTGTGATATTCAAGCCTGTGATATGTCACAGCTTTATCCTGCTTTGTCTGTATAAACGCCGCTTCTGTGATTTTACCAGCTGGTGTAAAAGCAAGGGGATAAAATGAATCTGCTTGTACAAATTCAAAATCAATCTCTGTAGTGGGCTTAATATCAGACTTTACAGTATACGAATTATCATTCTCATCGGGCAGTGCATTAGTGACAATGTACGGCTTTATTACAAGACCACCTTTTGCAATACCATACTCAATCTGCTTGCGTAACTGTTTGCGTAATTTTGCATACTGCCGTTCAAGATACTCAGCTCTTTGTGTGTCGCCAACTGGACGCTCCTCTGTCTTAGTCTTAGGCGGTTCAATCGCAGGAATAGGAAATTTCTCACCATCCATATCAGTAGCATACTTCTTTTCGCCAGGATAATCTGGATTAGGTACTTCTACTTCTTCTGTAGGTGTAGATATTTCAGACTCAAATTCAAGTAATGCGAGTCGGGCTTTTTCACTTGCAATCAGAGTAGCAAGGCCTAAACTTGCAACACGAACCGGATTATCTGCATCAGGCTCGTGTAACCAAGGTGCATTATCTTTATACATATCTGACCACAGATGAATAGCTTCTTCCATTTGTGGTGAAATTGCGTAGTTTAAATTTAATTCTTTCTCAATGTCCTTACTGCTTATCATTCCAAGCATCTCCCTTAACTTCGCTATTATTGTATTCCATACGGACATTATCTCTTCCTCTTCTTACGGCGTTTAATTTCTCTATCAGTGGTCTTAAAGCCCGCAGATGCCGCTATTCTGTTAGCGTCTTTAACAGAATGTGCGCGGAATGTTCTTGTAACTTCAACGCCGTTAACAACTCGTGTAAATGTGTACGACTTAACATCAGAACCTTTAAATTCACGTTTAGTGCTTTGACCGCCGCCTAAGCCTTCAGTTCTATTACCTGCTGTGTTAGGGTTAGGCTCTCGCTTAACGAGTTGATACTTTCCACCGCTATTACTTTTAGCCATTATACTGCCACCTTTGTACTAATCAATCTCTTGTGTACAATATTGCCCTTCAACTCTTTTGATAAATCTTTTCCATATAACAATATGCACTCTGGTTGTAAAGTATCAATTACAAAATCCCAATTATTTTTTAACGATTGCCATTTTGCCCATCGACCCTCACCCATTGTAGATATTGCGATTGTACTGTGTTTAGGTATGCCATCAAGACAATATTGTAAACTATCTGCATCACTCCATGTTACTGTTGGTATTACAGTAATACCATTATCTTGCCAAAATCTACCGCACCAACGATTTCTATACACATTAAATATTTTCAATGCTCTTGGCATATTAGCGTATGGACTAAAATCTGGAGAAAGTACGAATTTGAATCTACTTAATATTGAAAGATACCTATCAGGGTAATTCCACACTCGTTCAAACTGATAATCGTGCAAAAAGAAATGAACACCTATGTTTTCTGGATTCTTCTCTTTTAGCGCATAATTAAATCCTTGAAGCGGTGTGCTTTCAATATCTTCTATGTGTACTGGTAACATTTTTGGTATTTCAAATTTGCCATCACTTTCTTCTTTATAGTTGCCATATACCATGTTCAAGACATTTTGTTCTAATATTCTTGTTTGCTGTTTACCGTTGTCGTATTGCATATTTTCCCCTTAGTGACCACGTCTATTTGCGTACTTCTGCATACCATATCTTACAGCATCAATACTATGGTTATTTTCGTCAGGATAAGCACTTATAAAGTTACCTTCTCTATCCTGCTCATATTCATAGTTGACAAACTCTCTGTATGTATATGGGCACTGTCGTTTATCTATATAGATATGATTTAAACCTTGAAGCCACTTTATACCATATCGAACACTGTCTGGTCCTTTATCTGCCGCACGTATAAATGCGCCGTATGCTTTAAAGTCAGCAACAGATTTTTCTTCTGCGCTATCAGCAGTAACAAGTTCATCAAAGGTTAACAGCTTCTTCTCATTATACAATATGTCGAAAACAACCTTGTTTCTTGTTTTCATAGTATTGTACTCAGCAAAGATATATAAATCTAACTTTCGTCTATCAAAGTGCATTTTGACAAATCTGAACGGGTCAATAGAGAATCCCCAGTCAATCCCGTTATAGATATGGTCAAACGTCTTGTACATAGGTATGCGTTCAGTAACATTGCCGTAAATATCGTGGCGCTCTATTAACTGTTGCATATCTAAATCTTCTACGTTCTCAAATACATCACCACCAGTACCAGTAGCAATGCCCATATACTCATGGTCATAAGCACGAGGATTTATCTTTTTGAGTCGTTCAGCTTCTTCTACAAAATCATCACCAAGCCAGCTTTTAGGTACATCAAGATATGAGTTTCTTATAACAAGTGTTCTATCTTGGTCAAAAACTTCACATTCTTCTGCATACTCATTTGCCCAATTATTTTTTGAGATAGGCGGGTTGAATGTTCTAAAATCCCAGAACATATTACCACCACGCATTGTAGACTGAGTAACGTTACGCAATTCTTCTGGTCCTGCATACTGGTCAAGTTCTTCGAACCACGTAACCCCAATATATCCAAATGGCGGTTTGATAGATTTTACTTTCATGGGGTCATCAAGACCCATGAAGAAGATTCTTTGTCCAGTTGGTAGATACACAATAGGCGTGCTGTATGTTTTAGGTATTCTGAAAAGTTTCTCTACACCAAGTTGATATATGCCCCAAACTACCTGTGCATAGATACTGTTCTGAATAGTATTTGCGACTTTCCTAAAACATACAGCATGAATATTTGGATTCTGCATTATAAGCATAGGAACAGCAATACCACCTGCAAAAGAAGATTTTGTACTACCACGACCGCCTGCAAACACATAGTGGGTGTGATTATGCGCCAATACATCTTTCAGCACAGGTTTGTACATCGGTATTATACAACTGTTTAAATCTATACTTATATTAGCCATACGTTATATATGCGTCCTCAAATCCTGCATTTTGAATCTTTGTAAGCAGGGCTTCTGCATTTGACTTCTTGCTAAAAGTACCTGCCTGTACCTTATTATAGCTACCTGCTTTCTTTATTATTGCTTTAATACCAATGTCAGCTAAATATTTGACCCGCTTCTCGGCATTTGCTTTCTCTTTAAACGCACCAACTTGTACTTTATACAGCTTCTTTGTCTCTTTAGCTGTTTCAGCAGGCACTTTATGACTGAACTTATTGTAGTATACAAGACCATAGTTCGTTCTTGCATCTTGTACACCAGCTCCTTGATTAGCCGGACGCTCAAATCTGAATAAGAATGAATTAGAGGCATCTCTTATGGTATTGGCAGATTTTAACTCACTCATCATAGTTGAATAATTTTGCATTTCTTTCCATAAGAACTCTAACTGCATTTGTAAATCGCCGATAGAGACTTTTCGATTCCTCGCATACACTAATAAATTCTGTTTACGAGAATAATATGTCCATTGTGCGAGGCCATATCCAGCTCCATCATGTACAAAGTTGTTGTAAATACCGTTGTCAACAGCTTGTGTATAAGTAATATCGTTATAGCCGAGTTTCTTTTCAAAAGAGTTTTGAAGGTTAATAGGGCTTAATGCAGATTCAGCACGAAGGTTGCCCATAATACCTGCAACTGCAAAATCATTAAGACCTTTACTCTTTAAGAAGTCCCAGATTTTCTTTTCATTAGAATCATCTTCTACAGTTTCTTTAGTTTCAGTAGGTTCCGGAGTAGATTGAGAAGAATCACCAGCTTTCTGTAATTGAGCATTGACTTTGTTCGCAATATCACCCATCTTACTCATAAGATAAGGTCCGGGACAAGCAGTAGCACTAAACCACCTATGTACTGTCATAAGCATTTCATTATCTTTAGGTTTATAAGCAAGAGATTTCTCTTTATCACCAAGCCAAATGACTTTAGTCTTGCCATTACGCTTACAACAATCAACCATAAGATTGATAAGAGCTTTATAAGACTTGTCAGAAACTTCCCAATTCGGGCCTCCCTTACTGTTAGCTACTTCAAATGTAATAGCCCTGTTATCATTATCATAGTTACTGGAAGTCCATGGTGCATTTTCTTCTTTTACAGATTGTGAAATATCGCCGTCGTAGCCTATACAATACGTAGCACTTGCACTTCTTGAAGGGCTTGCAAAACTGTCAGCGCACTTCTTAGAAGTACATTGTACCCAAGCCATATGATGAATGGTAAAACGAGAGATAGGATACTTACGAGGTTTATAGCAGTTAGGTGAAAGCCTTGTGTATGTTACTAAAGAACTGTTTGACATATTTACTCCTCTTTCATTTCAGGCATACTAATAATGATACTCTTTAACAGAGAAACGACTGCGGCAGTACCCGCAACAGAAAGAATGTGAAGCCAGTTTACTTCTGTAAATGCTTGACCAACCGTAATCATACCAACAGCAGTTTCAGCAAAAGTCCATAAAGCACGCTTGCCTGCGCTGACTGCAAACTGTGTAATATACTCGTCCATAAAATCATTGTTCATTACTATCACCCCAATTCAATGTAACTGTAATTTGATTGTCTGCCATGCCCTGTTTACGTAAGTCTACGTCAATAGTCCTCTTTGCAAGCTCTTTAGCCGCATTAGTTCTTTCAGTAAGTGGAGCATCAAGCCCAAATTGGTCTTTTATCTCCCCTCGCATAACAGAAGTGAAGTATTCCATTACCTCATTAGCTTCTGCTATTGTCTTTTTCGTTCTTTCTTCCATAAGTTCATTAATTACCTTTCTAACATTAGGATGACGGCGTAACATGTCACTAACGTAATTTTTATACCCGTTTCCAGCTCTAATTTTTTCTGACGCGGCTCTACCTATAGTGTCCTGCGTTTCTGTTTCTGCCCTAATATAAGCATGAACAAATTTCCATTCTTTAGGAGTAAGTGGTGTATCTTCTGTAATTTTAGAACGACCACCACCATACCATTTATGTCCCTTGGGTGGTGCCATCTGCTAAAATCGTCTCCTTTCTCTTTTCATTCCACTTTTCATTGTCAGTAGGCAATTCAATGCCGTTGAGCATGTACCAATAATCCCGCATGAAAAAAACCATCTGTAGAAGAGAGTAAGTGCTGAAAAGCTCTATCTTGACATTCTTGCCAGTAGCCTCATCAAAAACTTGCTTATGTAGGGTATAACGATTTATTTCTCTTTTATGTTTGTCAGAATACCACTGAGTGATATTGTAACAAAGATGTTCGTCATAAACTACATTGCACGCCCTTTGAAGTTTTCTTATGATGCGGGATTGGTCTCTTTGTCCGCCCATAAATCACCTCCTTCTTCTACGTTTACTGCCCTTCCTACTTCGTACTGCTCTGCGAATTTTCCTTACCGCTACCTTCGCCATTGTAAATCGCTCCTGTTACATCGTCTCCAACATAGTTAGCGTTGCCGTCTTCACTCTCAACTGAAACAACATCATCCTCAACAGGCAGAGACATGTACCATATAAATCCGCCAGCCATTGAAAGTATAATAAATAATTCAATGACGGCGATAATGAACCATCTCTTTGCAGATGCTTTCAGTTCGTGAAGAAGTTCAGTAGCAAGGGTTTGTACTTCTTTTTCCATAAATCAATTCTCCTTTCATGTTTACTAACATTGTAGCACAACTGTTGGCATGATTGCAAGTGACCGCGACCTACTTAGAAAATCTGTTGGCAAAAAATCTGATAATCAGACCATGACGTTGCGACCTACTACGAAAAAATTGAGGTAGTGTGAGGTGGAGAACGCTGGGCGGCCGCCCCAGTTAGTCGTGACTACCCCCTGTGCGCTTTAGCACTGTGAAGCGTTACAGTGCGACAGTGTGTCAAAAATTTCACAAGCTCGTTAAAGATTTAACACACTTCACTGCGTTGAAGCGACAGAGTGTGTTAAAGATTTCACACACTTCATTATAGTAAAGCATTAAAGTGTGTTAATAATATAACAAAGATTGTTAAAAATATAACGTACATCTGTTTGTCTGACAATTCTGCGGGATCTGGCAAATTGTCAGATAATTAAATTGTCTGACAATTACAGCAATTTGATGCAAATTGACTGTCTTGAATTTTTTTTCAAAAATGTATTGACACCTTGAGGGGTCTGTGGTATACTTTAACCATAGTAAAGATAAGAAATGAGTTGAGCGCCAAGCGCCCGCTCGCCTGGGCCTCGCCCGCCACGCTCGCCAGAGCAGAAAGGAGTTGTCATGAGACACCAGAACATCGAAATCAGATTCCTCACCGGAAACTACGCCACTGAACAGGCCCTGAAGAAGGCCTACCACCAGCTCGCCAAGAAGTTCCACACTGACAACGGAGGCAACCTCGAGGATATCCAGCAGTTGAACGCCGAGTACGACCTGCTCAGACAGAAGTTCGCCAGCGCCAAGAAGGCCGAAGAAGCTAAGAAGGCCGCCGAGGAAGCCGCACGCAAAGCCGCCGAAGACGCCGCCAAGAAAGCTACCAAGAAGCCTCGCATGAGCGCCAAGCAGAGAACCTGGGAAGACTTGCTCCACCGCTTCGAAGGCAAGACTGTAGAGAAGTTCACCTGGTACGGATACAACTGCTTCCGCTGGAACGACGCCGTGTTCGTAGCCACCGGCAAAGGCGTTGATATCTACTTCGAAGACGAAGCGACCTGCGCCAAGGCAATTGAAGCCGCCAAGAAGCACTGGTTCTGGGAATCCAGCCAGTATCGCAAGTGCGTCTGCTGGGTCAAGGCTCTCAAGAATGAAGCTCTTGAGGAAGTGCTGAAAGCACTCGCCGCATAATCCGCCCCGACCCGAGCAAGTCGAAAAACTGCTCACCACTTTCCAAAACCAAGAACATCATCTACAAAGTAGAAGAGAGGAAGTATACCATGCCTATGACCACAGCTCAAATCGGAACCTCAACCCTGTATATCACTGATGGGATGCACGCCGGCCTCCTGTGGGGGCGCATCACAGATGCCAGTGACCTGACTCCCACTGAGGAGTGGGTACCGCGCTTCTGGTTCGACCAGCAGTACGGGGTGCTGGTAGACCTGGTGAAAAAGACCGCCAGCATTGTACAGCCTGCCACATTAAGAAGGTGGAGACTGGAGGGGGTCATCCAGTAATCCCCCAGCCCCTGGGGCGAACCACAACTCGGAGCGACACCGAGCAGGGGCACTACCGCAATAGTGCGGGTGCATAACGAAAGGAGTAAAAAATGGCAACATACTACTACATCACCATGTACGGCAAGGAAAAAGTTTATTATGCAAAGGTAGATAGCCTCGATGAGGCAATCCAAATCTGCAACCTGTGGGATTCAGCCAAGGTTCAGGAGAGAATGAAAGGAAGATTCGGAGCTGCCAAAGTTGTCTATGAGAAGTGGAATGGCACTGTAACAACCTGCTGATGCAGGGGCTGAGCTATCGGCCATACGGGCACACAACGAAAGGAGTAAAACCATGAAGTGGAGAAAGACGAGGAATAAACAAGAGTGGAAAAGCAACACTGGAGTGAGGATAGTGTGGAACGTGTTCTTCCAAATCTACCAGATTGAACGGGGAACATTCTTCGGGTATGCTAAAACACTCGAAGAAGCAAAGCGGGTGGTGGAGACAGATTACCACTTCCAGTAATACATTTACAAAGCTGGGCTATCGGCTATACGGGCAAGAACCAGATAGTCTACAAAGTAGAAGAAAGGAGCTTACCATGTTACTGTATTACAGAGTGGAAAGAGACCGTTGCCAAAAGTATATCATCTCCCTTTATTACCGCAATCTTTTGGGGAGCATGAAGGAGATGCATCGTAGCGTCCACAATCGTCCAGTGGATGTAAATGAAGTGATTCAACACTACAGGCAAGAGGGATACCGCATCCAGAGCATGGCAACAGCGTAAAAATGTGGGGGAGGACACTCGTCCTCCCTTTTTTGTGCACTTTGCACAAAGGGTGCTGTATTTTTCATAGGGGTCCAATTGTATATATTGCACAAAAAATTTGAGGGTCAGCCGAGCGCGGCTGGCTCTTTTTTTTGTACAAATTTAGTGCCACTGTACAAAAAGTTTAGCCAGGTTGCGCTTTGTATACCTCAGGCTTCCTCAGGCTTCCTCAGGCTTCCTCAGGTTTACTTCCAGAAGTGTCGAGGTATCGTTCTAAAGATGCTTTATTTCCTCTATGGTTATATTCTATTTATTAGGTATATTGATATAGCTAAAACATAGATGGTTACTGCCTTTTCACTACGCCGCGACTTTTTTTCTCCCTCTATATATGCCTATATTAACTGAGTTTGTAGATGTTGGCTTGTTTTTAGTCAAAAAATAAGACTTCCATATTTTTTAGTATGGAAGCCTTTGTAATGTAGTAAATATTTTGTTCTTCTTTTCAATTCCGCGCTAAAATCTTTCCCATACATCTTCTGCCATACAGCTATAGGTATCTACGAAAATCTTAGCCATTTCTCTGGCGCTTTCCTCAGTGTGTGCGCCAACTTCTTCTAACTCTTCCTGTTCTTCTGTGCCGTTTTTGTAGCTTCTCACAAGAACAGCCTGCACAGTGTACTCGTAATAATTGTAGCTCGGATTACCATAAATAGAAACTACTAACATATTCATCTTTTATCCTTTCGCCCGTCACGCCGTTAGCTCAGCTTTGTAGATATTGGCGTCATCTTCACATCATTCCATGAATCATTGCATTTATCATGGAGTTCCAGTTTCTTCTGTCCTCGAAGTAAAAATTCCTTGCTTCAGGATACTCCTCTCGGATTTTTTCAATCTTCATTGCCTTCCAGACCTCGATATAATCTTCATCGAGGTCGTTTCCAATTGTGTAGCGGTCGACTTCAATCTCATCGCCACACTCGTCAACCATTATCAGAATCATGTTTGCCATATCGTTTTCTCCTTTCTTTTTACGGACTTTCACTCGTCACCGGCTCTGCATTTCTCAACACGGGTTGCCAACGTGCTATGCCTGCATTAGGTGACGCTTTAGCGTCACACATCACAACTCTGGCTGTGGTAAATGATTGTCTTATGCAGTTCGGGAATAGGGAATACATAGATGTTGAATGTGAACCACACGCCAGTACAATCACGACCGTCTCCATACGGATTATACCAGTGCCACCATTCATCTTCTCTGTATGCCTTGATGGCCTCTTCTCTGGTCATCTCAATGTCGTACCACTCTTCGGGCAAACTGTCGTAAACAATCTTGCACCATCTGGAGTCGTAATCACGGTAGTGCCACTGCTCTTCATTCTCGGCATATTCCTGCTCTCTGATGCGGTTCTCCCTGATTCTCTTCTTCAGGTCACGTACAAAGGTGTTGTTCTCAATCGTCTGCTTTGAATCTCCTCTCTCTTTGTGGAAATCAATAATCTCGTGAAGCATGGCATAATCTGTTCTTAACATAGGAAACTCCTTTCTGAATCTGTAGTTGGAGCATTTCTGCTCTTCTTTTCTTTTCTACATTATAACACACCATTGTATGCCTTGTCAAGCACTTTTTGAAAATTTTTTCAACAGCCCTCTGCCACATCCAACAGAGGGCTGTCTCACACCAATCAGTTAAACGGAATCTCCTCATCATAGAAAGGCTCTGCATGAACTTCTTTTTCCCATCTCCAAAATTCAAACAACTCTTCCATATCTTGAGGAATAGCATCAATGCCATGCTCCATAAGAACGTGGTCTGCCCAGTACTCGTACAACACCCTCAGAATAAGGTCTTGCTCCTCAAAATACTCTTCTCCAAAATTATCAGGAATTAAATCAGAGCATCCATATCTCTGTGCCTGACGAATCTCGTTGTCAATGCCTTCTATTATCCTGTTCAACTCCTCAGCTCTTGCCAGAATGTCCGTTGTAGGCAATTCACAGGTGCTGTCGCCTTCGTACTCTGCTTTCCAGCAGAGCCACCACTCACCACTACCACTTGTGGAGTATACACACTCTGCAACCTCACGACCTGTAGCGTGCTTACCATCTTTGTCAAAAGGCATCTTTTCATAACTGGGGATATTCCTGATTACTGCTCTCATTTTATTTCTCCTTTCAAGTTTGTAGATTATGCCCGTATGCCCGATAGCGCAGGCATTAACTTACCTGTCAACAAATCCGAAATCAGCAGGAACTTCGTTGCTTCTGTCAGAAGAGCCCTCAACTCTTCCCCAACGCTCACCGTTAAACCAAACAGTGAAGTTGTAGTGCATCGACTGAACTGCGGCCCACTGGTCTTCTGCAAGGAAGTTCGCAAGCTCAAAAACATCCCTCATGGCGAACACTGTGCTGTTGTTCCCGTGCTTATCATAAGACTGAACCTCAAATCCAACATTACTTCTTTTCTCTAATCTCTTCATGGTATCTCCTTTCTTTACTTCGGTGCGTCTGCACTTCTTTTGTATCTACGATAATTATATCACACCATTGTAAGCTCTGTCAAGTATTTTTTGAAAAAATTTTCAAAATAAAAAAGCGCCAGCGATTTCTCACTGGCGCTCCGTGTCAAAACTTATCATTCAACAAGTTCTGTGATTTTATCCACAGCGACATCATAATCAAATGCACCAACAGTAGTAAAGGCGATAATCACGTTATCCTTACAAGGAGTAACAACACCGATGTACTCATCTCCTTTACGCAGTTCGTAGGAACGATAACCGATTTCCTCAACAGTAATATCAGGATAAATCTCGGTAAAATCCTTGAGAGCTTCAATAAGTTCACGCTCTTCCTCACTCATAGGATTCTCGGTAATGTCATCATCCTGCTCAACTTCCTGTTTAGTATCAGTAAACTCTTCCTCTGCTTCCTGCTCCACACTTTCAACAATCGGCTCTTCATCAAGACCAAAATACTTAATCATTCGGTCGATAACTGCCTGTTTGCTCTCTTTGAGAGAAGTCTTTGAACCATTGTATTTGATACCGTTCGGAATCAAATACTTCTCAATAAGGTCTCTTGCCCGCAGATTTTTAACTGCATCGAAGAGCTGTTCCTTTGTCATTTCCTTACCATTAATAATTGCTGTTTTCATAAATTCTCCTTTCTTTCATTAGTGCTAATGCACTTCTTTCTGTTTCTACTAACATTGTATCACACCTTTAATTGTTTGTCAACACATTTTTGAAAATTTTTTCAAAAGCCACATCCACAAAATTAACTTTGTAGATGTGGCTGTTTATTACCATGTACGATAGCGCATGTGGTTAACTATTTAACTCGGCTTTTACTTCATCAGCTATTCTCATTACCTTTTTAGCTACACACGTAGTAGCCGCTACACTTGACTTACCAAGTACCCAATGTAACGTTTTCATTTCACCCCATACATCAGAATATACCTTCGCAAACATTTCCTCACTATCCTGCTTTCTATAATATCTGGTGATAGCAATTTTCATTAGCTCTTCCATCTCGTAGATTCTATCCATAACCTCTCGCTCAGTTCTCATACTTTATCTCCTCATCTGTATAAAACTCTCCATCATTTCGAGTGTCATTCATAAATGGTGTATCACCATCATGGCTTTCCTGGAACTGCTTACAGTAGTTACTATTATAAGGACACTCATTACACCTATGTACTTCACCCCAATGACTATTACAATAATCAATCAACTTCCGATTGGTCATTGTTGTGCTCTCTTCGCACTCTTCCTCAAGCTGAGATACACCAAGCAATTTCAGGTCGATGTACATGTAGTCGGTATATTCAATCTGAAATACATAGCCATCACAGTCATATGTGTCGATGTGCCACAGCTTATCACAATCATCTCCCGGTTTGCTGTAAGAAACAGATGCGATTAAATCACCAGTCTTTGTAATTTCATCAATGATGTTCTCCATCTCCGTCTCAGTCTGTGTTCTCCATTTACGAAAACGAGTAATAGTATCCATTTAATTTCTCCTTTCAGTTATGCTCATCCAAATTGTCTTTAGAAAATCTCATATAACCGTATCTGTCATTAAACATTAATGCCACAAAATCATTCTCCCATTCAATGAGGGTAAAACATGTCATTCTGTTTCTACCTGCCGCAGGATTCTTTACCCAATACTTCTCACCGATTTTGTATGTCATTTCTTCTCCTTTCTGCTGACTGCCATTTCTGACAGTCAGCAATCGAGTTTGTAGATGTGGCTCACTTTACCCTATCATAGTATCCATACTTTTTCAGTTTCTCATACAGATTATCTGCGGCTTCTCGCATTTCCTCTGCACAAGCGTAGTGACCATGCTCCTCATTATATTTTGCCGCTTCACTACAGCAAATGGATAACCAATTCATAGTATCCATTGTATTTGTTTTAGTGAATCTACCTTCCTCACAGTTCTTAGCTCGGATTTCTACGATATTTCCTCTCAGTACAACTCTCATCACTGCACCTCCTCATCGTATGCGCCTTCTTCAAAAGCAAAATCTTTGCTGGGAGTGATGATGCAAAGTGCAATCGCTCCAGTCTCAGGATTCTCAAACTCGAACCCTGCTGTAAACATGTATGTGTTGTGGGAAAGAACTTTCAGACCCCAGCCCTCATACTTATCACGCTTCTCCTCACAGTATTTCCAAGCATCAGCTTTCGCTTTGCTGTACCTGCCGTATGCATCTGCAAGACAATAGTCACCGCTCATTGCATACATTCTCTGGTATCTCTGCTCTTCCTTATTAAGTCTTGTGGTTTTGATGTTCATTCTTTTCTCCTTTCTGAATCTTTGCGCTGTGCGCTTCTTTTTCTTGTTGATTATATTGTATCACGTCCTTGCTACTTTTGTCAAGTGTTTTTGTAACAAAAATTTTATTCCTCCCAATATACTTCAATATCTACATCAAGGTCATCACCGAATTTATGACACCACTTGCTCATCTGCTCAGCAAGCACCTCATCATAAAGTTCGTCCTCATTTTCGACAGTATATTCACCATCAAAATCAGCGACCTGATGCATTTCATCATCAATAAGAGCATAGACCTTACCCTCTGCATGATACTCTTTCACCTCTACAAAATCTTCTTCACAGCAGGGAGAAACTGCAATCTTTTCATAGCAGGGCATTCCCCAATATTCTCCTCTGCTTTCAGCAATCATCTTAGGCTCTTCAAAAGTTTCACCACAGCAGTTGCACTTATACATATCATTCTCCTTTCTAATCTAAATCTTGCACCTTCGTGCTTCTTTCTTATCTGATTATATTATACTACACCTTTAGCTATGTTGTCAATACTTATTTGATAATTTTTTCAAAAAATTTGTGGGTAGAAAATCTCTTCCCTACCCACAACTCATTAATAGTAATCATCTTCCTCAGCATCGGACTGAGCATTAATATTGTAATCACTCAGAATACCATAATTCTTAAATATGCCACCAGGACCAGAAGAGCTAACAAGATTTATAGGAGAGTCAGAATCATAATCTTCAAGGAATTCAATCAGTTCACCAACAGTCATTGTATGCCTACTCTGCGGCTTAATAGAATCATTTCCGACTTCAAAGAACACAAATTCTGGTCCGAGGTCTTCTGCATTAAGGTCATCAATATTGCCTTTACCAACTTCTTTATTCATAATGTCTGCGGCTTTATCCTTAGCCGTCCACGGACCATCTGCAAAAACATATACCTCAAACTTATCATCTCCCCAATTCGGGTCAAGAACTGTACCTACCACTCTATACTTACGCATCATTCTTCCTCCAACTTCCAATCACACGGACAATTCGCAAAAATACATGTAGCAGGTGTTTCCAACACGGTTAGCTTTTTTGTCGAGTATATACAACCTTTACACTTATAGTGCCGATTTGTACAAAGTTTCTTTATATCCATAAGGATTTCTTTATTTGATGTAAGAATCGGTGTAAACAGCATTAGTATTCCTCCTCTAACTGGTCAAAACTTCTATATCCTGTAACTGCGTACAAAATGTCCAACATGGTTTCTTCACTATAACCATTAATATCTGTCACGACTTGGAGAGTCTGCTCAGAAACAAGGACAACGTCTTTAAGATAATCCCACATCTGCTCTTTATTCATATTATACCTCCTCAACAATCTTGATTATCAGCTCCGCAAAGTGCTTAAAGTGCACCATCGTTAAAGCTCCTGCAACTACTGGAATCTCTTCTAATCCCGACATAGTGAAGAGAATAAAAATTACCAACGCTATAACAATACCGACTTTCTTTTTCTTTTTCATTAGTCCCTTTCTGCCCGTCAAGCCGATAGCACAGCTACTGGAGATTACTTACTGACTACACCGTTGCAGTACAGACCACCATTATTTTTAGCACGACTCATAATAGTGAGGAACAACTGCATCAATTCGGCAAAATCATCATCGTCCTCAGCATAATACTGAGCTGTAGGGTTGCCACCAGCAAAATCACCATATTCAATATCGCCATCAGCGACACCAACACTAAGCCATGTCATAAAATGGTTCTCATTATTGAGCTGTCGGCAGATGTACTCCATTGCCTCGACCATCTTCGCTCTCTCTTCCATATTCTTTTTCATTTTATCTCTCCTTTCTTATACGGTAGGGATATAGTTATTCTCTTCAAGAAGAGCACGGATGTTCTCAATACTCTTCTGAGTAGCATATTCACAACCAGTCAGCTTACGTTCCTTATAGCCGTCTCGTGCCTGTATCAACTCAACACAGAGAGAACACAGAAAAGCCATTGTGTCCTGTTTGTTAAAACGAGTGCTACCCCAACCTTTTGCTTTAACTTCTACTTCGTAACCGTCGATTTCTACTCTCATTTTAGTCTCCTTTCTGAATCTGTTGTATGAGCCTTTAGCTCTTCTCTCTTATCTGTCTTTATTATAGCACACCATTGATAATTTTGTCAAGTCTGACTATTCACTAAAAATCAGCAAATAGTCAGACAATTCAAATCTCCTTACCACGGTAAATCATCTTCTGTCCACATCTCATAGTTATTAGGAATAGACTCTTCTGCCTTACGCTCTTCTTCCATTCTGCTGTAATACAAGTCCCAAGTCTCCTGCATAATATCAGAGGCGATTTCAAATGCCAACTTTGCAGTTATTTCGGGGAAATGTTCGTGAATATACTCCATCGCATAGTAAAATGCTGTCTGTCCATCAAGATTCTCATTGACGAGATGTTTCTCCCAAATAAACTCATGTACAGGACCGAAAAATTCTTTTTCCTCAAATTCGGTATATTCGTGGAATCTTGTCATTTTATTTCTCCTTTCAAAGAATTTGCGCCATAAGCGTTCACAACAGCAAGTGCAGATGTGGGCTCAACAGGTTTATAGTAATAATACTCCTCACTAGGCTCACCGCCCCACTCATACATTTCATCCAATTCCGCTTCAGTAAAGTATACAACCTTGCCTTTGTTATCAATAAAACGGTCCATCCAATGCGCATGTATATTACGATTAAGTCTATCTACAGCCATCCGAACCTTCTGCTCAGTGTCAAATACCAGTGCAGAAGATACAACCTTGGAATCCTTACCGAAATAACTATCACTGCAAACATCGTCATACACATAAAGGTTAATACTGAAAAGCTGTTTTTCCATTTTATTTCTTCCTTTCTGCCCGTATACCCGATAGCGCAGGTTTTATATCATGCTCTCAGAATCACGTTGCCACGACCCGTATCGCTAAAGTAGAATCTGATGCCTTCTTTTCTGATGAAGGGACGACCAGACTCACTAAGCTGAATCTTATACCGTCTAATCTTCTGACGCCCTGTGCCGAAGTTAAAACACGCTACAGCAACTCCATAGTCGCCTTCACACGCATCAATATCGAGCAGTTCAAGCCCTCCATACTGACCCATATAACAGACACCACACGCCTGCTTGTTTGCGTATCTCTTGTAAAGTGGTTCTCTTTTCATAGGAATCTCCTTTCTTAATCTGCTCTCCTGTCGGTTGGCATCGTGAACTTATCTTCAACACCTGCGACATTATAAGCTATGCGCTTTTCTTTATCTATGTACTATTATAGCGTACCTTGTTAAACATGTCAATACTTTTTTGAAAATTTTTTCAAAAAAAATTAGCACCCAGAAGTATAATCTCCTGGGTGCTAATCATTATTCCTCGATTTTCTCAACTTGCGTATCTGTAAAGAAGGCGCTCATTTTCATAAAGCAATAACCTCTTCCCTGTTGCTGAACTTCTTCCTCATCCTTCGGTTTTCTGTTTGTGTACTTCCAGATGCTGAACTTGGCGATTGCTTTCTCACCTTTCTTCACTCTATATCCCATGCTCTTCCACTTGGCATATGTATGAAGAGGCTGAATCTCATCAATCTCACACTCTTCTCCTGCGAGATTGATACCTTTAATCTTACGTCCTGTATAATGAAGAACGCCTTCTTCAAGAAGTTTGAGCTGTTCCATTGTGATGATTTCTGCATTTGTTACTGCCATTTCTTTATCTCCTTTCTGAATCTGAACTCTGCGCCATGCGCTTCTTTCTTATCTGTCTTTATTGTATCACGCCTTTGCTAATTTTGTCAAGTCTGAAAATTTAAAAAATTGTCAGACAATTTGACTTGCCTGACAATTTATCACCATAACATTATTTATTGTCAATAACATCCGCAATGTTACTGACCAGTATTTATGTTACTGTCCTTGTGGTTTACTACATCTAAGAACAACCTTTTACCGCTGGATTGCATCTTTTTAAAACACACCGCTCCATATCCCAACTTTCTGGCATCTGGATTCTTTAACTTTCGCCCACATCTGAGGCATATCTCATGTTCCTTTTGCTCTGTACTCATCACATTTCTCCTTTAACCGATAGTAAACATTCTCAATATCTGATACCGCAATATCATATGTATCCAATACACTTTTTACGGAATGTTTCATCACTATAATATCCCAAATGGCATGAATGGTGTTCGCTTCTCTGGCTTCTGCTTTATTCATACGGCACCTCCCTACAACGGTCGTACTGAACTTCTGTACCATTAGACATTACCACAACTAAACTTTCAGGCATATCATTAGTCCGCCGGTCTTTGGTATAAATAGCCCTAACGATACCAACAGCTTTGTTGTGTGATGCTTCACATCCATTAGCCTCAGTTTCAGTAGGATAAATACGTTTACAAACTTCACATTGATAAGTCTCAATCTTTTTTGCCATATTTTTCTCCTTTTAATTAACTTTGTAGATGTGGCACGACTACAGCACGCTCACGAGCAGATACGGCATTGCAATTTCATCCTCAATTTGTCCTGTTTTTATTCCGCTTTCAACCTTCTGAATCATCTGCATCATATGAATTAATTCCTTATCAGAATATTTTCTCACATGCGGCTTTGCGTTCTTTATCTGCCATCCAGTTAATCCTGTAGCTTTACTAAGATTATCACCTTTATAGCTCTGTACTTGTAATACTGCTTTTGCGTTGTTGTAGAGAACTGACAACATTACCATTGTTGCTTCGCCAACTGCATAAGATTGTTGGAGTAAATCAAAGGCTTTATTTACTCTTCTGTCAAGTATTGCATCTACCAAATCAAATATTGCATCATACGGCGGTTGATATATTGTTCCATCTTCTAATAAATGTTGAAAACATTCATTTCGCCAATACATTCCACCATCACGTTCATGCTCAGCTCTCTGTGCCCACGTTACGTCTGTGTACCGCTTCAACTTATCAATCTCTAATAAAATTCTTCCATAATCATGTTCACAAACATCAATCAATTTTTGGCGATTTTCTTTAGATAACAGAAAAAATTCCTTGTCAATATATTTATGCAGTGCATTATCAGATAACGGCTCAAAATCTACAATTCTATCCTGATTCTCCTTATAATACTTCTTTCGTTTGTCTGTTGTCGTAAGTATATGTATAAGAAAATTGTCTCTCAGACTGTCTGTGATGCGCTGTGTCGTGATTTTATCACTTGACTGTATCTCTATATCATCTCGTAATAAAAAGAGCTTAGAAGAGCTTGTGAGCGTTCGGGAGCGTATCTTAGAATACACTTCACTATAACTATCAAGATATACGACTTCAAGACCTAATACTTTTGCTATCTGCTGTATATATATCTGCTGAACTTTCCATTCTGGTCCGGTAAAAATCAGATAGTGAGGAATCTGTTTACTTTTTATTTTGGCTTTCAGTGTAGAAACATCCATATTTTCTCCTCACATTGTCCATAAAATATATATCCATACTGCTACAAAAATAACGGGAATCCAAAAATTTATCATATTGTAATCAACCCCCTTAAAGAAAGAATCCATGTGTCAAGTAACATCTGCTTATTTATTGCTTTTATCCGCATCTTTGTCAAACATCTTGACGTATATTCTACCCATCTTGCATTGGCTTGATTTGTTATACAAAGGCTCATAAACATTCTGAGGAATAATCGTAAATCATATCCTTCATCACCATCTTTTAGTGCTAACTTGTCTGGAATCTTTAATGCGTTTGCTAATGAAACATCTGCCACATTATCTAACACAAGTTTGGTGTAGTCGTAGAAATCTTTTACGCCTTGCTTACAAAGAATATTTATATCTCCAGGTGTAGTGCAAACATCTGCAATAATTTTCAATTCTTCCTCATCTTTTATGCCAATCGCATCAGCATAATCTCTCAAATCTTTAGGAAAATACATATCCATGTAGAAAATCTGGGCTCTGCTTCTGATTGTTCCGAGAGTATTTACTTCATCTTCCAATGTCATAATAAAGTAATTATCATTCGGGCACTCTTCTACAACTTTCAGTAATGCGTTCTTTGCGGCGTTTGACATATCATCTGCGTCAGGAATAATAAATGTTTTATTTGACACTCTGTATGCCATATCAATAATTTTTCTGATAGAATCTACTTTATTATCTTCTGGATAAATTCCTTCAAAGTATTCTCTCAGAAATCTCTTTTTACCGCTACCTTTTGGACCAACAAAAAGACTGAATCGTGGAAAATTATTCTCATCGAGTAGTGTATTGACATACTTCTTTAAATACTTCTGACCAATCATTTGTTCTCCTTATTTACAATGATAGTTGCTTCGATATCATATTTTACTGACTGCGACCATTTAATATCTGCATTGAGTTTTACGAATACTGAGAGCCATCTATGAATATCATCCCACTCATCTTCGCCGTAGCTTTCAAGAGCTGTCTCATAATCTTTCAGTTTCGGCATCTGTAAATATTTCCAGTCACAGCCAAGAGAATACTTATCAAGGTCAAGAAGAAACTGGACATACTGTTTAATAAAAGTTTTCAGTTCTTTACCTTTAGCATGAAGTGTCTCAATGATTTCAATAGCTTCTTTTGAACCCATACCATCATAGCCAAGTAAACAATCTGTCAGCTCAAACATAGTAGAATAATCTGCTGTACCAAGTGCTTCTGTTACATGCTTCAATGTAAGTTTGGGGTGATATGCAAGGCACTTATCAAGGAAAGTAATCGCATCTCTCATTCCACCATCAGCAAGTTTAGCTATATATTCAAGTGCATTATCGGAATAATCTAAATTCTCTCTTGAAATATCGTTATAGTGTTCTTTATCTAAGATGCACCAAAGCCTATCTACAATTCCTTTCTGGCTGATTCTCTGGAAATCATATCTCTGTACTCGTGAAAGAATCGTCTTAGGAATTTTCTGCGGATCGGTCGTGCAAAAGATGAAAATACTCTTTGCAGGCGGTTCTTCAATAATTTTCAGCATTGCTTGCCACGCCGAGTTGGATAGCGCATGGCACTCATCAATGATAAAGATTTTATACTCGGAGTTAATACTCTTTGTCTTTGCCTGCTGAATTATATTTCGTACATCATCAACACCATTATTAGATGCGGCATCAAGTTCAATGGGATTACCTTCTCCCTTGTTAATATCATTTGCGAAGATTCTTGCACATGTTGTTTTCCCGCACCCGGCAGGTCCGCAAAACAAATACGCATTTTTAACCTCGCCACTCTCAAGCTGTTGCTGTAAAATAATCTTTGTACTGGACTGTTCACTTACTTCGTCCCAGCTGGTGGGGCGGTATTTTACTGCTAACGTTTTAACTGCCATTACATAAGCTCCTTCTCGATTTTGCACATATCACTACCAACATCAATGCAATCAATGCGGTCCCAAATCTCATCTAAAAGCTGTTCATCTTCAATACCATCTTCTGCAAGCTGTTCATTAAATTCACCATCATTGGTACTAAAACCACAATCAGTTTCAACCCACTCTTTTCGATACGTTTTACCATAAACTTCAAGCTCTTCGATAAAACCATTTTCTGTAGTCATTACTGCATATTTCATTTTTTCTCCTCCAACTTCTTGCAATAAATAGATAAACGACCAGCATAGCCTTCATCGTCAACATTATTCCAATTACAAGTATTCACCACTTTTTTAACAGTCTCATACTCCTGCTCTGTAAGATACATATAACCAGTACATTCACCTTCTGCGGAATACATCAAATCACATTTATATCTACCGTCAGCCGTTTCCTCTTCTTTCAACTCAGTTTCTTTTTTTCTTTCAGGCAATGCTAACAACTTTGAAATAGGCATATACAGCCAATTTCTTTCATCTTCATCTTCACTACCATCTTCACATCTTCCACAGGGCCAATCTATAAGACACTCGCAATAACCATATTCATCATTAGCATACTCACACAAAAAACAATTATGACGAATAATTTCAACCTTATCAATATCGGCTGATTCTGGAAAATGTTTTCTAATCCAATATCTTTTATAGTCACTACGCATCATTCTCGGAGGATTATCCCCCAATTCTTCTCTCATATCAGACCACATCTGACGATGAAGTTCCAATGCTTTTTCTTTTGTAAGTTCCATATTATTCTCCTGTTAATGATAATCTTGCTGATTCAATTTCTTCCATTTTCTGTTGCATCCGCTTTGCTTCTAAATCATATCTCAACTTAGGGTTAAGCAAATCTTCTAACGGTCTTTCAAGATATTCACATACAAGCAAAACAGTCTGGAAAGACATTGCACTCTGTCTTGATGTACCATCTGTTACTCTACGTGAAAAATATCCTACAGATAATCCGCAATACTCTTCAAACTCTCGTAAAGTACCTTTCATCTTTGCTAAATATACTGCATTATTAACAAATGTCTCAATCTCCTTTGTCTTTATATCCCTCTTCATTCGGCTCTCCTCTCAATACATATCTTGCATAACGACTTGTCTCACCAAAACGAGTTGTTGTCTCTACCATAATAGTTTCAATGTCATATCCTTTATCTCTCAACTCTTTAATTCTGGCAGAGAGTCTTGTGATACCAAACTTCTCAAATGCTATCTTACTCGTTATCCACGGATGTTTTCTCATCCACTCCAGAATCGCTACTTTGCTCCCTCGCATTTTCTTCCCACTCATTACGTTCTGTTCTCCTTTCTTCTTTCTCTTCATCAGAAAAATGCCCGCTAACCATGTCAGAAAATTTTACGCCATTATAGATGAAAAAATCTTCACCAGTAAAAGATGCGTAATATTCATTTGCAGGTGTAAAATCCTGATGTTGAAGGTCAATCTCAACTGCTTTAGCAACACGCCCTATACTATGGATATTCACTGTAAGAATACCGTCTGTAATATATGTATCACTACTATAAACAGAGGCTTCACTTCTCCAACCATCTGTGCCGCACTGAATATGGCTGTTCATTGCTTTTACTCCAATAATAAGAGCATCAAGCCAATCAAAAACATTCTGCTTAATCATTTCATTTGTCACGCCCATCACTTATCCTCCCGCATATACTGCTGTAACAAATCAAACAACCGCTCTGAGATAATATAGTATCTCTTATTGGCACTCGGTCCGAAGTCAAAGCACAATGCTGAATCTCTGCCCATAGCGAACGCTTCTTCTTCGTTCTTTAACAGCCAATCTTCTTTGATTGTAAAAGACTTACTATCCTTAGTCTTTGTCTTACACTCGACAAGAAACTGGTCAGTGATTACATCACCTTTCTGAAATGGGGTTGCACCACTATTCGCTTGTCTTTTACCGTCAAGTCGCTTTGCTACTTTCTTTTCCTGTTGCTTTGAATAATATCGTGTCGGTCTATTCATGCTACATACTCCTTAAAATTGCCGTCCTCATCTTTGATACAACGAATATCGCCGTATCCATTTGCATAAAAGATATATCTCATGCCACCCTCAAAAGCAGGATACTGCCTTATA